AAAGTTGCGATTCAATCTGGACTACGTTCAGAAATCGCAGAAGGATTTATGGACAAGTTGAAAGACTTGTTTGTAGAATCTTACATTGAAGTCCCAGAGTCCAAAGTAGACCTAGTAGACGAACTAGCAACTGCAAACGAAGAACTAGAAGAACAGTACAACGATGCAGTAGCTAAGAGCCTATCACTTGCAGAAGAGCTAAACTCTTTCAAACGCGCGGCGATTATTCGTGAAGCGTCAAAAGACTTGGCAGAAACTCAAGTTGAAAAGCTAACCAAACTCGCAGAGAGCATTGACTTTGAATCAGAAGAAGATTTTGCAGCAAAAGTAGACACTTTGAAAGCATCATACTTCAAGTCAGACGCGCCAACTTCACCTATCTCAGAAGATACAGAAGATGACAACGCAGATGACACTGTTGAACTAACAGGTTCAATGGCTGATTATGTCAGCGCACTTAGAAAAACAATAAAATAATTAGGAGATCCTTAAATGGAACAAACTTATGATCGCTTAGTAGAAAAGTGGTCTCCAGTATTGAACGAAGAAGCAGCAGGTAAAATCACAGACGCTCACAAGCGTTCTGTAACTGCAGCAGTTCTGGAGAACACAGAAAAAGCATTGCAAGAGCAAGGCTTGATGGAAACAGCAGCTAACGCAGCTGGTAACGGTGTTTCAACTGTAGATGGCGGCACAGGCGCAGCGTCTAACTGGAACCCAATCCTTATCTCACTAGTTCGTCGTGCTATGCCAAACCTAATGGCATACGACATTTGTGGTGTTCAGCCAATGTCAGGTCCAACAGGCTTGATCTTTGCGATGAAATCACGCTACAAAACAACTAAAGCTGGTGCAAACGGTACTGGTTCAGGTACAGAGGCACTATTCAACGAAGCACTAGTTGGCTTCTCAGGTGACTCAACAGCAACTGGTAACGGTTCAGCAGGTCCATCTGGTCTATCTGGAGTATCAGATACAGACGGTGGTGGATCATTGGTTGACTCAGGTGCATCATATGTACCAACAACAGGTGACGCATACACAACAGCAGAAGCTGAAGCACTAGGTAACACTGGTGAGTCATTTGCTGAAATGGGTTTCACCATTGAAAAAGCAACTGTGACAGCGAAGTCACGTGCATTGAAAGCAGAGTACACACTTGAGCTTGCACAAGACTTGAAAGCAATCCACGGTCTAGACGCAGAGACAGAATTGGCAAACATCTTGTCAACAGAAATCTTGGCAGAAATCAACCGTGAAGTTGTTCGTACAATCAACGCACAAGCGAAGATTGGTGCGCGTCAAGCTAACGTAACAACCAAAGGTATCTTTGACTTGTCATCAGATGCAGATGGTCGTTGGTCAGCAGAGAAGTTCAAAGGTCTTGGTGTACAGCTAGATCGTGAAGCTAACACAATCGCAAAAGAAACACGTAGAGGAAAAGGTAACATGGTTATCTGTTCTTCAGACGTTGCTACAGCACTTGCAGCTTCAGGAATGTTGGATTACGCTCCAGCGTTGTCAACAAACTTGAACGTAGATGACACAGGCAACACATTTGCTGGTGTTCTAAATGGTCGTATCCGCGTATACATCGATCCATATGCAGAAACAGATTACATCACTGTAGGTTATAAGGGTACTAACCCATATGACGCAGGTGTATTCTACTGCCCATACGTACCACTAACAATGGTTCGTGCAGTTGGTGAGAACGACTTCCAGCCACGTATCGGGTTCAAAACTCGTTATGGCATGGCATCAAACCCATACGTAGGTTCAGATGCGGCTGATGGTCTTGCAACTAACCGTGAGAACCAGTACTACAGAATCTTCCGCGTAGACAACATCTTGACATAAGAATCAAGAGTTCGGAAAAACTTAAGGGAGCCAAACGGCTCCCTTTTTTTATTGGCGATTGCGGAAGGACTCGAACCCTCAACCTACAGATTAGAAGTCTGTTGCTCTATCCAGTTGAGCTACGCAACCTTAATAATTACTACCATCTTCCCAAATGCCCCACGCAACTTCTTGCATATAGTCATGATCAGTGACGAGACCACGCAAGTAACGATTTTCAGCATAGGAATGGATTACTTCTGCAAGAAACTCTTTAAAAGTTTTGCAGTCTTCAGCAATGATACCAAGCACAACATCAAGCTCTTCTTCACACTGCATTATCATGTCTTTCATTTTAGCCATAACAGGTCTCCTTCTCTCATTACAGAATCATATTAGCAGTATATTGGTGCAATGTCAACATATAAATAGAACTATAACGTAATATTTAGGAAATAGAATGCCTACATTAAATCCAAGTATCTCTGTGGACGTAAGTAATGTTACTAGTTCAAGTGGTTTGAATAATCTAAACTACTTGCAACCTTCTGCGTTTAAACTTTCTATTGACAGAAAGCATTATGCAAACTTAGAGTTTTTTGCTCAAACCGTTTTGCACCCTGCTCTTAGTCTAAACGCAGTAGAAGTTCCGTTCAAACGAATATCATCAGTTCCTTTCGCAGGAGATAAATTGACATTTACTGAATTAACTGCTATGATTATAGTTGACGAAAATCTAAACTCTTATACAGAAATGTATAACTGGATGAATAGGATTGTAGAGACTTCAGATAGAACGCCTACAAATAGAGACACTACGAAACCACCAACTACGGCTGACATAACATTATCAATATTAAGTAGCCATAATAATGTTGTGAGAACTATTAGATATTTTGATTGTTTACCAGTAAGCCTTGGTGATTTGCAGTTAGAGTCTACAAGCGGCGATGTGCAATACATATCTTTCCCTGCTACATTTAGATTTTCTACTTTTGAGTTAAACTGATGATTGGAGTATATTATGACATTAGAAGAAATATTAGAAGAGTGGGCAACTGACTCTAAACTACCTAATATTAATCTAGATGAAGCCTCAAGAGAAACACCATCACTACATTCTAAGTATCTGTCTATCTTGTCAAATGCTAAGTTGCGTTTGAAGAAAGCAGAGATGGATCAAAAGTCTTTATTAAAACAAAAGTTTCTTTACTACAACGGCAAGCTATCTAAAGACGAAATAGATGCTTTAGGTTGGGACTATGATCCTATGGATGGACTAAAGATCTTAAAAGGTGAAATGGATTACTATTATGATTCCGATAAAGATATCCAAGCATCTGAACTTAAAATACAGTACTATAAAACTATTATAGATACACTAAATGAAATCGTAAATAATCTAAACTGGCGTCATCAGACAATCAGTAATATGATTAAGTGGAAGGTATTTGAAGCCGGTGGCTGATATAGTATGTAAACTTAGAGACTATAGTACATTAGAAGTGGACACTGATAGTGCATTAGCTGCAGAACTCAGTGACCACTTTTCTTTTTATGTGCCTGGTTATAGATGGATGCCAGCGTATAAAAATAAAGTGTGGGATGGTAAGATAAGACTGTTTAATCGCATAAACGGTGAGCTTCCCGCAGGGCTATATTCTTATTTGTTAAAGTTTGCAACTCAGCGATCATATACTGTTGACACTCAAGAGTCGGATCAGTATGGCTTTCCGATTCCTCCTCAACAACCTCTTCCAAATATGTCTGATTTACTAGCTGACCCAAAGCTTCCATTTCAGCCTCGAGTCTATCAATACGATGCGATTGAAACAGCCCTATCAAGAAGTCGAGCAATTTTATTATCTCCTACTGGATCTGGCAAGTCATTCATTATTTATCTAATGATGAAATACTGGCTTTACTATTTATCAGATGGTTGGAAATATCCTAAAGCAGGAAGAGTGCTAGTGATTGTTCCAACAACATCTCTAGTTGAACAAATGCATCAAGACTTTATTGACTATGGTTTCAGTCAGGATGGTATGCATAGAATATATTCTGGTAGAGATAAGAACGCAGATAAAGCTGTTATAATTTCAACTTGGCAATCAATATATAAGTTTCCACCAAAATGGTTTCAACAGTTTGGTATGGTGATTGGTGATGAGTGTCATGGATTTAAATCCAAGTCTCTATCGTCAATAATGAACAAAGCAACTGAAGCTAAATATAGATATGGACTAACAGGCACACTAGATGGTACACAAACACACAGACTAGTTCTTGAAGGATTATTTGGTCCTGTGTATCAAGTAACTAAAACAAAATCATTGCAAGATGATGGTACTTTAGCAGCACTAGACATAAAAGTTCTTTTGTTAAATTACTCAGAGAAAGTAAGGAAAGACTTTGGAAAGAAAACTTATCAAGAAGAAATCGAGTTCATTATTGGACACCCTGTTCGTAATCGCCTTATTTGTAATCTCGCTTTGGATGCTAAAGGAAATACTCTCATCTTATATAATCGTGTGGACGCTCATGGAAAGCCTCTCTACGAACTTATAAATAGTAAGGTAGAAGAAGGTAGAAAAGTTTTTTTTATATCTGGTGATGTTGAAGCCTCTGATCGTGAAATGATTAGAAAAATAGTGGAGAAACAAAAAAATGCTATTATTGTTGCAAGCCTTGGGACTTTTAGTACTGGTATCAATATTCGTAATCTGCACAATATCGTCTTTGCTAGCCCGTCAAAGTCTCAAATTAAAGTTTTACAGAGTATCGGAAGAGGGTTACGCCAATCCGATGACGGAAGAAGCACAACGCTCTATGACTTGACTGATGACTTACATTGGAAGAATAGAAAGAACTATGCTCTTTTACATGGTGCTGAAAGAGTAAAGATATACAATAAAGAGCAGTTTAAACACAAAGTAATAAAGGTTGACCTTGATGAGTGAAGTAAGACAACTAAAGCTGAGTTCTGGCGAAGAGGTTATATGTCAAGTGTTAGACTGGGCAGACGAAGAGAACGGTGATATTATCGTAAGGCATGTTTATAAAGTAACAACTATTGACGATGATGCACGTGGATTGAGACTATATAACTTAAGACCTTGGATGACAATGCAAGAAGGTGATGATATGTTTATAAACTTAAACATCATGCACGTGATTGCGCAAGCCAAGCCAGATAGTAAACTTGAAACTCAGTTCAAAGGTGCTGTTAAACACTCTAATATGACAGAGGAAGAACTTGAACAAAAAGTTCAAGACTATATAGATCAAATGAGAAATAGCTTGAACGAAGATGAAGACTTTGATAATGTTATAAGTTTCCCAGGAAACGACAAGATACACTAGTATACTCACCCACCTCAAAAGCCTCTCTTTAATTATACAGATTTTTACTGATTCGTCAAGTACTTTTTTTAAGTTGACAAGATAAAAAATATTCGATAAAATATTAGAAATTGAAGGATATATTATGGCAAGACAAAAACGAAAAAATATTCATTATGTAAATAACAAAGAGTTTTCACAAGCTGTTGTAGAATACTGTGTAAGCGTAAAAGAAGCAAAAGATAGCAAAGCAGATTTACCTATTGTTCCCAACTACATCGCTGAATGTTTTTTAAAGATAGCTGAAGGATTGTCGCACAAGGCAAACTTTATTCGCTATACTTATCGTGAAGAAATGGTTATGGATGCTGTTGAGAATTGTCTTAAAGCCATAGAGAACTATAATATAGAAGCTGCAACTCGCACTGGTAATCCGAATGCGTTTGCTTATTTCACCCAGATTTCGTGGTATGCCTTTCTTAGACGTATTGCTAAAGAAAAGAAACAACAAGACATCAAGCTAAAGTATATGACATCATCTGGGGTTGAAGAATATATTATGTCGAATGGTGATGAAGGTTCTAATACAGTGGTACAAGCCTTTGTTGATCAGTTGAAAGATCGCATTGATAAAGTAAAAGAAAAAGATAGTGAGTTTAAAATCTTTGCAGAAGAAGAAAAGAAAAAGGCAAAGAGAATGAAGAAAACTATCTCAGTAGATTCGGACTTAAGTAACTTCTTATGAAAATATTAGTAATGGGATTGCCTGGTGCTGGTAAAACACACTTTGCAGTTCGTCTTCAAAATCATTTAAACTGCGCTTGGTATAACGCTGATGCAGTTCGCAAAATGGCGAATGATTGGGATTTTAGTGATGAAGCTAGAATCCGACAAGCAAGCAGAATGAGAAACTTAGCAGACTTTGAAAAAGGATTTGGGCGCACGGTTATCTGTGACTTTGTTTGTCCAACAAAACATACAAGATATATTTTTGAAGCAGATGTTACGATCTGGTTGAATACCATTGTTGCTGGAAGATTTCAAGACACTAATGTTATTTTTGAAGATCCAGAAAACGTAGATTATACTATAGATCATTTTATGAGTGATGAAGAAATACAAGGAATAGCAGAATGTTTGATTGGCAAAAACCCACAGTACAAATGTTAGGACGGTGGCAACCTTGGCACGATGGGCATACTGAACTATTCAAAAATGCACTTGACATTACAGGACAAGTTGCTATAATGGTACGTGATGTATATAACTTCAAAGGTGACGCTGGTGCAGGCCGCACGGTTGCCCAAGATGATAATCCATTTGGTATGATTCAAGTTGTTGAAAATATTCAAAAGAGTTTGGAAGTACATGGATATCGTGACGGTTATGAGTACATCATCATGGAAGTACCTAATATTGTTGATATCAGTTATGGTCGTGGAGTTGGATACACATTTACTGAACATGACTTAGGTGCTTTTATTCATAACATTTCTGCTACTAATATTAGAAAGCAAATGAGAGAAGATGGCAAACTTTAATGAAAATAGCTATATTAAATGATACTCACGCTGGCATACGTAATAGCAGCGATATATTTATTGCCAATGCTGATAAGTTCTATAGTGATACCTTTTTTCCGTATCTTGTGGAGAATAATATTAACCATATTGTTCATTTGGGCGACTATTACGATAATAGAAAATACGTTAATTTTAGATCACTTAACTGTAATAGACAACATTTTCTCAAGCCTCTACGAGAGCTTGGTATCACAATGGATATCATACGTGGAAACCACGACACCTTCTACAAGAACACTGGAGAACTAAACTCCCTAAAAGAATTGTTAGGGCATTACATGAATGAGATAAATATTATTCATGATCCTACAGTTATGGAATATGGCTCTCTTAAGATGGGTCTAGTTCCATGGATTGATGATGAAAATGAAACCCAATGCATGGACTTTCTAGCTAAAGCTAAATGTGATTGGATTGGTGGACACTTTGAAATATCAGGATATGATATGATGAAAGGGGTTAAGTGTGAGCATGGCTTAGACAAAAGTGTTTTTAAAAGATTTGAAAGGGTTTTATCTGGACATTTCCATACAAAATCTGAGCAAGATAATATAATGTACCTTGGATCTCAGATGGAGTTTTTCTGGAATGATGCACATGATAAAAAATATTTTCACGTTCTTGATACTGAGTCTCGTGAGCTTACCGCTATTAATAATCCACATACTTTGTTCCATCGCATCAGATATGATGACACTCGCTTTGATTACAATGATTTTGATTATTCTTTAGTTGAAAACAAGTTTGTAAAAATAGTTGTTATCAATAAATCAGACTTATATTCTTTTGATCGCTTTGTAGATAAGATACAAAACAGTAATATTCTTGAACTCAAGATTGCAGAAAACTTTGAAGAGTTTGTAGGTAAAAATGTTGATGATCAGAATATTTCTATTGAAGAAACTTCTGATTTATTGTATACTTACATAGATGCTGTAGACACTGATCTAGACAAAGATAGAATCAAAAAAGAAATGTCTGAGCTAATGATAGAGGCACAAACGTTAGAGATTGTCTAATGACAAAAATCATACATATCAATCGAAATATTATTCAGCAAAATGCAAAGCATGGTCGTGAAGAACCAGTGTGCCGTGTTGAAGAAAAAGGTAAAGTGGTATATTGCATGGAAGTGGATATTAAAGGTCCATCTCGTATGATATATCGTCCTAGCAAACCTCGCCCATGCGGTGCGAAGCTTTGGATTGAAACTGATAGTGAAGTTGAAATGATAGGTATAAAAGCTTGATTATATTCAAATCTTTGAAATGGAAAAACTTTCTCAGCACAGGCAATAACTGGTCAGAGATTGATTTCACTTCGCACAAGTCAACGCTTGTCGTTGGACAAAATGGTGCAGGTAAATCAACTATGCTAGATGCATTATCCTTTGCACTGTTTGGTAAGTCTCATCGTAATATATCAAAGCCTCAACTAGTAAACTCAATCAACAATAAAGATTGTTGTGTTGAAGTTATGTTCAATGTACACAATACCGACTATACAATCAAGAGGGGTATAAAGCCAAACATTTTTGAGATATGGCAAGGTGACAGTATGATTAATCAATCGTCACATGCTAAAGAGTACCAGAAGATCCTCGAACAAAACATCTTGAAGCTTAATCATAAAAGCTTTCATCAGATTGTTGTGTTGGGTTCTTCTTCTTTCATTCCTTTCATGCAACTCTCAGCACAAAATCGGAGAGATGTGATTGAGGATCTTCTGGACATTAACGTTTTCTCTAAGATGAATAGCATTCTAAAAGAAAAAGCATCAGAACTAAAGGATGGTATGAAGGATGTCACGAGCAAGATTGAGATCAACAAGACCAAAGTTGATGCCCAGAAAAAGTACATCAAGGATGTCAAGGCTCTCCAAAACGAAGCCAAAGAAGAGAAACTCAAACTCATCGAAGATTATCGAAATGAAATCGAGACTCTTAATGCACACAATGAAAAACTATCTACCTTTGTGGAAGAGAGTTTACATTCAACCACAACTGAGAAAGATACGCGCCAAGCGAAAGTCCAAGAACTCAATGGCTTCAAAACAAAGTTTGAGTCAGACATTCGTAAGCTGGTCAAAGAGATTAAGTTTTTTGAATCAAACGATGTTTGCCCATCATGTGATCAAAGTATCACAGAGGAGACAAAGCAGACCCATATCTTGGAAGGAAAAACAAAGGCAAAAGAGTTACAGAAAGCATTGGAAGATGCTTCAAGATCTACTGAGAAAAACCTATCAGTAATATCTGAACTTGATAAAGTGCTAGAAGAATGTAGAGAAAAACAATCTACAATCCATGCTAATAATCAGTCAATATCAAACTTTCAAAAATCTATTGATAGAAGTCAAGAGGAAATGGATAAGCTAAATGCTAATGTAGATTTAGAGGAAGCGAGTTCAGAGCTTAGTAACTTGATAGAAAACGCAGACGCTCTTGTAGAAAAAAGATTGCAAATGAATGAGCAACAAAACTACAACACAGTTATTGCTGAAATGTTAAAAGATACTGGTATCAAAACAAAGATTGTGAAGCAGTATTTACCCATTATAAATATGTTCGTAAATAAATATCTGCAAGTCTTAGACTTCTTTGTATCGTTTAACTTAGATGAAGCGTTTCAAGAAACTATAAAGTCTAGACATAGAGATAACTTTTCTTATCAATCTTTCTCAGAGGGTGAAAAGCAGCGTATTGACTTAGCATTGTTGTTTACTTGGAGACACATTGCTAAGATGAAAAACAGTGTTGCAACTAATCTGTTGATACTAGATGAAACCTTTGACTCATCCTTGGATCACGAAGGTGTAGATAACCTTATGAAAATCATCTATAGTTTAGATGAAGATACAAATGTTTTTGTTATTTCTCATAAGGGTGAGATGGTTGACGGAAAGTTTGATAATAAGATAAAAGTTGTTAAAGAAAAGAACTTCAGTAAAATAAAATGAGAATAAGAACTTTCAACTTAGAGGAACAAACACCTATACAAAAATATGGTGATGGTAGAATAGCAAACTATGGTATGACTCATTTGATAAATTTAATGGGTCCAGATGTTATCTATGTGGAAACTGGTGTATGTGGTGGCAGTTCTATTTCTTATATTGTGCAAAGGTGCCCGGGCATAAAAAAAGCATACGGAGTAGATTTTTATAGACCTAATGTGGATACTTTTGAGCAACCTGGTTATAGTGTATATAATGAAAAAAAACTCAAAAGACTGTATAACACAGCAAAACAAAGAATTGTAGCTAGTGGACAAAAAGATAAAGTTACACTCATACTTGAACATACAGACGTTGCTGTAGATTATTTTGACGATAACAGTATTGATTTTTTGTTTTTAGATCATTATCTTAATGCAAAAGATGTTGCAGAGGCTTGTGAAAAGTGGTATAATAAAGTAAAGATTGGTGCATACTTTTCTGGTCATGATTGGGGCTATACAGGTGTTCACCAAGAAGTTTTAAAATTCAGAGAGAACCATAACATAACATCTCCACTAAGTGTTTTCGGTGCAGAGTGGGTTTGGAAAAAGGAAGGAAATATATAATGGAAATCTGTGCAAATACAGTAAATGTTCTTAAGAACTTTTCTGCTATTAATGGTAATATTGTTATCAAGCCTGGTAATAAACTAATGACAATCTCAGAAGCTAAAAATATTTTAGCAGAGGCAACTGTACCTGAAGAGTTTATGAGTCAAGTGGGTATCTATGATCTCACAGAGTTCTTAAATGTACTTGGTCTAGTTGATAATCCAAAAGTACGGTTTGAAGAAAACTATATGAATATTGGTGGACAAACTGGTCGTGAGTTGGTGAAGTATTATTATGCTGATACTGACATGTTAACAACACCAACTAAACCTATTGAGATGCCTGAAGCAGATGTTTGGTTTACTTTAGATGAAAACACTCTGATGGGACTGAAACGTGCAGCTTCTGTGTTTGGTCATGGGCAGTTGGCTATTGAACCTAATAATGGTAGCATTAAACTTTCCGTTGTAGATCCTGATAATGCTACTGCTAATGAATATTCTGTTGATGTTGATGGGGGATACAATAACGATAGCTTTAAGTTTATACTAAATATAACTAATCTTAAAATGGTACCTGATACCTATGAGGTTAAGATTTCATCAAAACTAATTTCACAATTTACAAATGAAGGTGGAGACCTAACATATTGGGTCGCACTTGAAAAGTCATCAAAGTATGGAGAATAATATGGCTAAAAATAATGAAGCAGAAGTACAGCTAGCGCATGAATCACATGCACCAGTATATGATTTGGCAAACCGTATCAGTCGTTCAACTGTAGCAGTTGTAGATACAATGGTTCAACGTGGTGCTATCAAAGGCGAAGAACTAACAACGCTTGGTCAGCTACGCGATCAAGCAGTTCAAATGATTCAAATGTGTGAAACATATCAAACGGATCAAGCTGCTAACTCATAATGTTTGAAGATCTTTTATATCTACCGTTAGATATAGAGAACGCTCCAAAAGACTGTTTATCTAAACTAAACGATATTGACTTCCAAAAAATCTATAGAGATGATTATCGAAACTGTTGGCATGTTCCTTTAATGGGACCTGCTAACGGTGATTATCATTGGACACCGATTTCTAATGAGTTCAAATCTTTAGTTGAATGGGCAGAAGATTGTGTATTTCCTTTATTAGGTAAGAGTAGGATAATGATTATTACTACTCTTCCTGGTACTGCTAATCCACCCCATATAGATTGCAGTCCTCAAATGTTTAATACCTTGCAGCATAAGTTTAGGTATGTGTTGCAAGGAAACATTGATGATTTAGTGTTTATGTCATCAGATGATGACGTATACTTAGAAGATACTATTGATAAACCCTTTATTATGAGTGGTCGCTGGCCTCACTATATGCTCAACTCAGATACAGTAACAAAGTTTACTTTTGCGTTTGGTGCTCCATGGGATGGAGATTTATCAAATAAAACATATTTTGATCTTTTAAAAAGATCTCACATGATGTATAATGATTACTATATCACTTCTAAAGGCTTAGAGCTACCACACGATTATGAGAAATATTATGAAAACAAATACAAATGACTTTCTTTGGGTTGAAAAATACCGTCCACAGACAATCGATGAAACTATTCTTCTTCCTTCTCTCAAAAAAACGTTTCTGAACATTGTCGATAAAGGTGAGTTACCTAATATGCTTTTTACAGGTACAGCTGGTCTTGGTAAGACTACTGTAGCTAAAGCTCTTTGTAAACAACTTGACTTGGACTACATTATTATTAATGGCTCAGAGGAAGGCAACATCGATACATTGAGAGGCAAGATCAAACAGTTTGCTTCTAGTGTATCGTTGTCGGGTGGGTTCAAGGTCGTTATCCTTGATGAGGCTGACTACTTGAACCCACAATCGACACAACCAGCTCTTCGTGGATTTATAGAAGAGTTTAGTAATAACTGTCGGTTCATTCTTACTTGTAACTTTAAGAACCGTATTATTGAACCGCTACATTCTCGTTGCGGTGTTTATGAATTTAATACTACAAAAAAAGACATGGCTGATTTAGCAGCGCAGTTTTTCAAGCGTTTTCGATATATACTAGAGCAAGAAAACGTCGAGTACAATCCAAAGGCAGCAGCAGATCTTGTAAGTAAATATGCACCAGATTGGAGAAGAGTATTAAATGAGGCACAACGGAATGCCATTAGTGGTATGGCTATTGATGGTAGCACTACTGGGGTTAGCAGTAACTCCATTGATAATCTAGTAGTAGCATTGAAGGAAAAGAACTTCAAAGCTATGCGTAAATGGGTAGTAGAGAACATGGACATGGATACTACTGCTATCTTTCGTGGTGTCTACGATTCAATGAACACTTATGTTGATGCCAAATCTATTCCTCAACTTGTACTTATTCTTGCCGACTATCAATATAAAGATGCTTTTGTAGCAGATCATGAGTTAAATACAGTAGCATGTATGACAGAGATTATGGCACAGGTCCAATTCAAGTAAAGAAGTATGATTCTTCTCTTGAAGAATATATGAAAGACTTCTGTGATAGAATAGATTTGTCTAACTGGAATTTTGACAGATTAAACCTTTCTGAAATAACTTACTTCTGCGCTTTCTACAATAATAAAATAATATCCATAAATGGTGTTCGACAAGTAGATAGCGATACTTGGGCAGGATATACTCGCCTTGCAACAGATCCAAGATACTATAAGCTTTTAAAACTAAACAGAGGTAAAGGTAGCTTATGTACAATATGGTGCAGTTCGAGTATTCCTCTCAGATATTTAAGTACACCTTCATTTAAATATTGTTTAGAACGTGGTGCTAAAAATCTTATATGTTATTGCAATATAGATAATCAAGACGGTATGCTCAATGAAAAAAACAGAAAACATTATTTTAAGTTAGTTGATGTTGGGTTATTAGATTATGACGGTATTGAGGTTATCAACGGAGTTTTGCAAGATAAGTTTATATTAAACTATGAGCTTATTTTAAAACATGTTGAAGAGGCTTGGCAAAACTGTCGTTTAGAATTTAGGAGTATAGAATGAAAGTATCAGATATCCCAGGTTTAGGACGTTTTGGTAAGTTTATAGATGATGTAGACTTTTTCGACATTTCAGACGATCAGTGGTTAGAGATTGGTAAAATACATTTAGATTCGCTAGTTACCATCATCAGAGATACTGATTTAGATAGGTATAGTTACATCAAGTATATGAGTAAGTGGGGCATGAGTCGAATGTCATTCCGCTCTTTACTCAAGTTAAAATGCCCTTGGTGGGATGGTAAATACGAAACCATGAACGATGAGTTTACAGATGAAGAAAAACTTGCTGTAAAAACGTTTTATAATATCACAGAGTTCCCTATGAAAAACTATGAAGTTGTAAGGGTTCAAGGTGGATATGATGAACATGGGCTACCTCTTGGCATGTTTGCTGAAGGAGAACTCTTGTGGCATAGTAATGAAAGTGGGATGCTAGCGCATTCTCCTGGTGTTGCTTTGTTGGCATACGAAAATACTACAAAAAGTGCTACAGGATTTTTAACAACAGTAGATTATTATGAAAGTGTTCCTGATAGTTTTCGTCGTGAGCTAGATGAAATGATATTGATCCATAACTTTATGCCTGGTAAAATAGCACCTGGTCTGAATAGTCCACAAGATAATGTCATGTATAAAAATATGGTTCCTAAAGCTAATAATGAAATACCATTAGTTATTAAAAGTCCTGGGGGTCATTTAGGTTTACACTATAGCTTCAACACAGTTACTGGTATTAAAGGTATGAGTGATACTGAAGCTAAAAAAGTATTAGAAAAAATCCGTAAAGAACTTGAAGTAGAAGAATACATTTATGACCATTGGTATCAACAAGATGGGGATCTGTGTCTATTTGATAATAGTATCACACAGCATAGAAGACTAGGCGAAACTAAGAATAGGCTTTGTCTACGGTATCAGTATGACTACAGTAATCTCCAAGAAACCCCTTGGATGCCATATTTACAACAACCGTATATTGACGAATATAAAAAAGATATCAAAGATATTATAAGCATGGTGCCTAATAAGGATGAGTTCAAGTTACCAGTATGAAAAACAGAACTTCTATAATAGTAGTTCCCCAAATCGAAAAAGAAGCTGAATATGATATTTACATTGATTCTAAATATGTTCCTAAGTATCAGTTTTATAAAAAAAGCTCTGAATATGGGTATCGTAATATAGTCATCAAAGTGCGCAAAGGCTCTTTAAAAATAAATAAGGATTTATGTTGGGCGTGTTATACTACTAATGATGATAACTTTGTACCTATTGTACAAAATGATTATTGTGATTGGTTTCATGGTATAAATTGTAAGGCTGATGTTTGGTATGAAGCCCCTAAGATTTTACATTTTTACCATTTGTTTTTTCAAGGTCCGTCTTATCTCAATGGCATCAATCCAATATTTGATTATGATGCTAAATATCCTTCAGTACTTGATAAGAGAGATGAAAACAAAATCAAGATGATGAAGGAGTTAAACTTAAAATGGCAATAATATTATACACACAGCCCAGATGCACTTATTGTGAAATTATGAAACAAAAGCTTGACAATACTGGCTTAACGTATTATGTTATTAACATTCAAGAAGATAAAAAAGCGTTAGATTTTATGAAAGATAGAGGGCATAAAACAGTACCTCAACTGTATGCTCATGACAAACATATCAATAAAAAAGACACGCAAGAATATACTTCGGAAGAGCGTTTTAAACTTATTACTGAAGCTATGGAATCCTGGCCGTGGCAAGATAGTGGCATTGAACAAGGTATATAATGAAACCATTTGAATATGTAAACAGTATTACTCACACAAAACAAAATATCATGGTAGACGATGTGACAGAAAAGTCATATAACGGTTTCATGATTAATAGATCACTAAGTTACTTTCAAGATACCGTTGGTCTTGCAAATGTAATGAATCAGTACCATCATACGGACAACAAACTACAATATCACTTTCTTATAAATATCATTCGTAAACGTAAAAGATTTTCGAAATGGATGAAACCAGAAACTGAGAGTGATATTGAAGTGGTAAAAGAATACTATGGGTACAGCAACGAAAAAGCAAAACAAATATTACCACTATTATCACCTGAACAAATAACTATAATAAAACAGAAGGTGAGTAAAGGTGGAAGAAACTAGTTTAATACAATGGTCACCGGCAGATATGCTAGAGGTGACTTTAAATGAACCAGATGATTTTTTGAAAGTAAGAGAAACACTAACACGCATTGGCGTTGCTTCTCGTAAAGATAAAAAACTATTTCAATCATGTCATATCTTACATAAACAAGGACGTTACTTTATTGTCCACTTTAAAGAGTTGTTTATGTTAGATGGTAAAAAAGCTAATCTAGAAGAATCAGATATTCAAAGACGTAACACTATTGCTACGCTCATGAGTGATTGGGGATTAGTAGAGATTCAAGATCAAGGCAAAGCATCAAACTGTGCTCCATTGAGACTGATTAAGATTTTACCTTATAAAGAAAAGGATCAGTGGGAGCTTTGTCCAAAGTATAATATTGGCAATAAATAATGATCCCAGACGGACTTACACAAGCTATAGCAGAACGGAAAGCACTTCATGGTAGATTAGATTTGCCTGAGAGTGCTTTTCCTTCTTGGGATCAGATCGTTCCTTACTTCGATCAATCGTTCTTAAATGGTAACAAAAGAGCAAGAGATCCTCATAAGATCTTTGTTAATGTTGACACAAATGATTTTCCAATAGTAAGACAAATAAAAACTGAACTTGGAAAAACATTAAACAAAGCAGGAATATCATGTCATTGCTATGCTGGTTTTAGTCCTAATGCTATGGCATCTCCACCTCATAAAGATGGTATGGAAGTTTTCTTTGTTATGATAAAAGGAACTATGCCTTGGAAAATATTTGAAAATGGTTGCGACTATGATGATAGAACACAAACGATGACAACTAAGTCTACATTTTCACGAAGACTTATCCCTGGAGATTTTGTGTATATTCCAACAGGTGTATATCATTGTGCAATGCCAGATAGCTCAAGAGTAGGGTTCTCGTTTGGTTGGGGCTGATATGCAAAAAACGGTTGACGAATCACTCCACATCTGATATAAATAATACTGCGATGCAGAAATCTGGTCGCATAACTTTCTTGCTTGTATAAAGGAGATAACAATGACAGGCTTACAAACACTATTCCCACGTTCATCTTTTGTTGGGTTTGACCATCTATTCAATGAACTAGAACACGTTGCAAGACATGCTCAAGATCATTATCCACCCCATAATATTATTAAAACATCTGAGTCAGATTATCTGATTGAGATGGCAGTGGCGGGGTTCTCAAGAGATGAACTTAATGTAGAAGTTAAAGATCGTACTTTGACTGTTACTGGAGAACATGTGTCTAGAGGTCGTGAGTTTATTCATCGTGGTATTTCTACTAAGAAGTTTAAGCGCACATTCAGGCTGTCTGAACATGTAAATGTTAACGGAGCAGACTTAGTGGACGGAATATTGTCAGTTGAACTGAAATATGTAGTTCCAGAAGCACTGCGTCCTCGTAAAATCGAAATCGGTCATTACGAGGAACTGAAAAATGACACAAACACTAAAGAGCTTCTTACTGAAGCTAATTAACAACTATCAACTAGCCAAAGCCATTCGCCAAACAGAAAATGAATTGCGTAGGCTAACTGATGCAGAATTGAACGATATTGGTATTGCAAGAGGCGATATCTATTCTATTGCCAGACAAGATACAGATATGAAACAATCACATCTCATTGCGCCTTTTAATCCTAACCTAAGAGGATTTGTCTAATGGCTTTCTTAGTAGATACAGTTATTATCGATCATCGTTCATTTGCTCAAAAACTTTGGGCTGGTTTTCAAAACTGGTGTGAAGTTGTTGGGTATAGCAGAGCGGCAACACATCTTGCATCTCTTGGCTATCATAAAGAAGCTAAAGAATGTATGATGCAAATCGCAAAGCTGAAACGCTAATAGAAGAATCATAGCAAAGGGGCGGGAGATCGCCCCTTAGATCACACACAATAAGGAGACACACATGTCAAATCCATATCAAATCCGTTACGATGTATTGCAAATGGCAAAAGAAATGCTAGACAAGCAATACGACATTCAAATGGCTGTTGCACATAAAGCAATGGAAATGTATAAAGAGAATACTGAACAAGCTTTGGAAGCTTATCAGAAATACATTCCAAAGGTTGTTACACCAGAAGAAATCAAAGCTCAAGCTGATAAGCTGTATGAGTTTGTAACAGATAAAAAAGAATAGAGGAAGGAGCTTCGGCTCCTTTTTTATATAAATACCCAAAAAGAGGTATTTCATGTTTCAACAAATGATTGAAAAGGCTGTAAATAAAAGCCAACATTGTCAAAGAAACTGGGACTTGTCAGAAAAGATTCCAGAAAGAGACATGAAGGTTTTAGAGACAGCTATAACAGCATGTCCAAGTAAACAGAACTATATTTTCTATAAACCTTACATGGTCACTCATAGAGAAACAATAGACAAGCTTTACCACGCAGCAGATGGTTTCGCACTAGAAGATGGGACCACTAAGAAAAACTCACAAGTCCTTGCGAACCTATTAGTTGTGTTTGTTGAGGATGAAGGATTTCTAGATCAGCTACCAAGAAACAAAGAAGCGGCTGAATATAAAGAGTCTGGTCAAGTACATCCAAGTGTATATAACCAAAGACAACTTGCGATTGGTATTGCGTCAGGATATTTAAATCTCACTGCATCTTTACTAGGATATTCTACTGGTTGTTGCACATGCTTTGACAGACGTAAAGTAAGAGAGATACTTGACCTAAAGTCAGATGCACATCTTATGATGGGAGTTGGCATTCCTGATGGTAGTAGACCTCGTAGAGAGCATCACAAAGAGCGTGACTTTACCTTCCCAACATTTACTAAAAATATGGAAGCAGTAAGAATCGCTTGACATTCTAAATAATATTTTATATACTGTAAGCTAGTGTAAGTTAGGAGGCTGTATGAACTTTTACACGAGCGTTAACAGATATGGTAGTTCTATTTTATACCGTGGGGTAAACGAGAGCGGAAACCGTATCGAAAAGCGAATAAAATTTGAACCCACGTTACATGTACTTTCCCCAAAACAAAATACTAAATGTAAATCTCTTGATGGACATCCATTAGAGGAGATAAAGTTTGGTTCTATGGCTGAAGCAAAAGATTTTATGCAGAAGTACAAGGACGTAGAAAACTTTGACATTTATGGCAATCAAAACTTTGTTCAACAGTTTATCACACAAAAGTTTCCAAGAGAGATTGAGTTTGACGCTAGTAAGATTAATGTTGTAAACATTGATATTGAGGTTGCATCAGACGAAGGATTTCCATTCCCTGAAGATGCTGCTCACCCAGTAATCTCTATTGCGTTGAAGTCTAGTCTGAGTGATGTTTATCACGTTTGGGGGCTTGATGCTTATGATGCAGAAAATGCATACTCAGATAAAATACTTGTTCAATATCGTCACTGTAAAAACGAGATAGAACTACTCGCAAAGTTTGTTGAGTATTGGAGAAACAATAGCCCAGATGTAATCACAGGTTGGAACGTCAGACTTTTTGATATTCCCTACCTTGTAAATCGTATTAATCGTGTTGGTTCTCAAGATGCAGTCAAAAGACTGTCACCGTGGGGATTGGTTTCAAAACGTGAACTTGCTATCAAAGGCAAGCGGATGGATGCTTACGAACTAACAGGCATTCAACAACTTGACTACTACGATCTGTTTCAGAAGTTTGGATATTCGTATGGCGCACAAGAGTCATATAAGCTAGATCATATTGCTTACGTGGTCTTAGGTGAACGTAAACTATCCTATGAAGAACATGGTAATCTTTATACATTATACAAAGAAGATCATCAGAAGTTCATTGACTATAACATTCGGGACGTTGAACTGATTGAACGTATAGAGGAAAAGATGGGGCTTATCACTCTCGCTATGACTATGGCATATAAGGGTGGTGTGAACTACAGTGACACCTTTGGCACAACTGCAATATGGGACTCCATCATCTATAGAGAACTGAATAGTAAAAATATTATTGTTCCACCAAATAAACATAAAACAAAATCGTCATATCCTGGCGGCTATGTAAAAGAGCCGTATGTTGGTGCGCATGATTGGGTTGTCTCCTTTGACTTGAACTCACTATATCCTAACCTGATCGTTCAATATAATATGTCACCAGAAACTCTTTGCACAGAGTATACATTCCCTTCAGGCGTTGATCAGTACTTATTGCATTCAACTTCAATCAATGAGAACGTATCCGTTGCAGCAAATGGATCTTGTTACTATAAAGATCAGCAAGGTATTCTACCAAAGATTATTGAAAGCTATTATGAAGAACGTAAAGCGGTCAAAAAGCAAATGCTTGTTGCACAACAAGAGTATGAGAAACAAAAAACTGTCGAGTTAGAGAGGCAGATCAATCAACTCGAAAACAGACAAATGGCAATCAAAATCCTTTTGGACTCTTTGTATGGTGCACTAGGTAATCAATACTTTAGATACTTTGATATGCGTATAGCAGAAGGTATTACTTTGTCAGGTCAATTATCCATTCGATGGGCAGAGAATGCGATCAACAAAGAGATGAACAAAATACTAAAAACAAGTGGA